GACAATATCAAGTCTTTATTAAAATCCACCTTTGCTTCAGGATTAACCATATTGTCTTCCCATCTAATAAATCCCTTAGACTGTATATTATCATTTAGCCTTACCCTACTAAAAAAATCATTTTTATTATTTATTCCACCATGGTGCATAAGATAGCTTATTATTACTTCTACTGGATCTCGTAATGAACAAATTAAATAAGTATTTTCAGATATTAAATCATGCCATCCATGATGTGTCCAATCGTCTACTGGAGTTTCTGGCCAGAGGTACTTCATATTATTATCTGCATGCCTTGTCAAAACTATAAGATCATCCAGAACATATCTGCGAAAAAATCTACCAGAAGCTTTGCTAAGATGTAAATAATAAAAATCTTTCATGTAATCTATTATAGCATTTTGCTTGACAATAAAGCATAAACGTAGTATTATTGTATAATGCCTATTTATGAATATAAATGCTCATATGATGATGCACATCCATTAATGTCAATCAATAGATCTATCACCGATAAAGATCCAGGATATACCTGTGTTGAATGTGAATCAGATATGATGAGGCACTTTACCCCATTTGGGATACAATTTAAGGGTAATGGATTCTATAAGACAGATAATCCAAAATGATAGAAAATATTAAAAGACTTTTTGTCAATGAACTATTAGAGTTTCCAATTAATGCCCATCCAAAACATAGAGACTCAGAAATAATTTCAATAGATTATGATGTTAATAGTTTGGGCTATAGAAGCAAAGAGTTCGACGGCAACTCAGATATGTTATTCCTTGGATGTTCTCAAACATATGGACAAGGTATACCACAAGAAAATACATGGACAGATATCTTGTCTAAAAAAATGAATTTAAGTTCATCTAGTTTGGCTGCTCGTGGTGACTCAATCATTAGCCAAGTTACAAAAGCTTTCTACTACTTTGAAAAATTTGGTAATCCAAAAATTGTAGTAGCACTATTCCCAGATTATAGAATAATGACTCCATACACAAAAGGAAAAATGGAGACTAAAAATGAATTTAAAAGACGTAATTTTGAAAAGTATAAAGAGATGCCAACAATTGAGTATTCAGAAATGACTGGAAGTTTGGCACAATATTCAAAAGCCCCTCATGACCCACAAGAGGTATTGACAGAAGAATTTGTATTTTTTTATGAAAATATTTTTATTGATATGTTAAGGCAGTACTGCAAATCTAATGATATAAAGTTTTTTTGGAGCAATTGGGATCCAAAATATCAAGGGTATGTGTACAACGAAATTAATAAGTTTTATCCAAAACATAATGAAGGTTATTGTCATATAGATGCGTTTACATGGAATACAGACACAGGAGACATTGACAATTATGGAGAATTTAATGCCCTAGATTGTCACACAGATCACAATAGAGAACATGAGTTATTTTATCGTGGGGCAGATAGAAAAGATGGGCATATGCCTCATTGGGGCACTCATAAACATCTGCACATCGCAGAAGATTTTTATGATTTTATTGTTGACAAACTTTAGTTTAAACTAACATTCTGCTATACTTGCTATGTAGACATGTTGTTTACTTAGGGGTCATAGTTGAAAAGGAATAAATTATTTAGAATATTAGCAGCCACAATGCTTGCATTTGGATGGCTTTTTATGTCACCCGCTTATTCTGATGACCCCCTAAGCTTGGCCGCTCAAGAAATTGAAGAGCTAAATAATAGCATTGATGACCTAGGATACAAGGATGAATTTATATCCTTAATTGAAGAGGCAGAAAACAAGTATGATCTTGCCCTATCTGCAAAAGAAACCCAGACTCAGACCTCTGACCTATATGATGACTCCCTTGACGCAAAAGCCACGGCACTTGAAGAAAAAGACTTAGCCCAAGCAGCAGTAGATGGACAAACAGTAACAGTAGCCACTTCTTTAGAGAATAAGAATAATGCATACGATGCACTGGGAATAGCCAATATTAATTTACAAACAGCACAGCAAGCCTTAAATAGTGCTGGTGGAGCAGGTTTGGCATATGAGGTATACAGTTTAATTAGAGTAAATGGGCAAGCAGCCACAAATCAATTACTATGTAGTGGCACTTGGAACTCAAACTCTATGCAACTTCCAGTGTGCGGAAATCGGTATGAAAATTTTATTGTTAAGTTTACTGGACAGATAACAGTACCAGAATGGTTTACCCAGGCCTACTTTGCAGGATATACAGATGATGGTTTTAGAATGTATATTGACGGATCATTGGCCATAGACAACTGGGTAGAGCAAGGAACAACTTGGAGTAATTACTCTCCTGTATATGATGTAACAATAGATAAGGTTTTTGATGTAGAGATATGGTGGTACAACGGTGGAGGCCCTGGATCTTATCATCTTGGATGGGGTATTCCTGGAGGATGGACTGGTGCAGGATGTGACTATGCTGGAAACCCAAGAGTATGGGGACAAAACTTTAGTTGTAATTTAAATACATTTTCTTCTGGGCCAGGAGCAACTCAGGAACAAACCAACGACTACAACAATGCACTTGCTGCAAAGAACGCAGCACAGGATGTATACAATGATAAGTTAAATGTTTATAACCAAGCAGCGTCAACACTTAACGGTTACAATCAAACCTTAACTAATAAAACAAACGAATACAATAACTCAGTTTTAAATGTTGCAACGGCATTACAAAATAAAAATAATGCTGAAGATGCATATGACCAAGCAATTAATAATGTCAACAGTGCAATTGATAACGCATGGCGTTACTATGATGAACAATCACAAAGAGAAATTCAATCTGCTATTGCTCAAGCAGCAGCCAATGCTGCAGCCAATCAGCCTACCCCAGAGCCAAGTCCTGAACCAACTGCTGAAGAGCCACCTACCCCAGAGCCAAGTCCAGAGCCAACACCAGAAGAGCCTCCTACACCAGAACCAAGCCCTGAACCTACAGCAGAAGAGCCTCCTACCCCAGAGCCTTCTCCAGAGCCTACAGTAGACCCTACAGACCAGCCCACACCTGAGCCTACCCCAGAGGAGCCACCCACTCCTGAGCCAAGCCCAGAACCAACTGAGGAGCCTGCCCCAGAACCATCTCCAGAACCTGGACCAGAACCAAAGCCAGAAGAGAACCCTTGGAATGAACCAGATGTAGAAATTACTGATGAAGTATTAGCAGCACTTGTTCCTGAAAAAGGAACGGGAACAGAAGAAGATCTATCTAATGTTATTGCTAACCTTACAAGCAGTGACAATAAGTTGGTTACTCTTTCCCCTGAACAAGTAACAGCAGTTAGCCAAACACTTAGAGCATTGACACAAGAAGCAAAAGCAGAGGTAGCAAGTGATCTTGGTATTAAGCCTTCAGAGGTTGCACAGATTGCTGAGCAGATGAAGTCTAACCCAGCACTTGCTGAAGCATTTGTTGAGTTCTCAGATAGAGAGGCGGAGGCAGGAGAAACACCAATGCCATTTACATTAGCAGATGCAGTAACAGAAGTACAAACAGAAGCATTTTTGGCAGACCCACTTGGAGCGGTATTTGAAGTGGATGTTACAGAACTCCTATCTAATTTCTCTGAATTAGGTATGGATATGACAGATGATCAGAGAGAAAAAGCACAAGAAGTAATTGTCCCAGTGGTCATTGCATCACAAATTGCAGGGGCAGTCATGAGGAGGAACAAATGAAGATAATCAAAAAAGCCTTTAATCTAATAGGTAAAGCTATAAAAGGATTAATTAAATGGTTTAAAGATGCAGGAATGGAATTAATTGCACAGGCATTCACCCTCCTAGGCTTCTTTATTGCATGGTTAACTTTGACGGGATCAGCAAGAGACATAGTTGGAATTGCAGTATTAGCAGTAACAATAGTCTGGCTAATAACAATCCCGCTAAGAAAAGAGGATAAGTAATGGCAAAAGCATATATTGAAAAACCAAAACAGGTAGGATCAGGAGCAATTGCAAGTATCAATAATATTGTTATGCGTATAATTGCAGTATTTGCAGCATCTGGATTATCCGTAATTGGAGCAGGTGCAGTTGTAGGAATTAGCACAGCTAAGGCAGTTATATTAGCTGGGACTCTTGGCGTTGCCACCGTAGTTGAAAGGCTTGCACGAGGATTCCTAGATGATGGTAAATTAACTGTATCAGAAATTAATGCAGCATTTTCAGCAGTAGACAAAAAAGCTGCTAAGTAGTGCTATAATTATATTATGGATAAATACAGTATAAAGCTAGAAGTTTTAGCCGAAGTAGATGCTTTTTCAGAAGCAGATGCTAGGGAGTATATATCTGATATATTTAATGTAGACGATGAAATTAAAGCTGTCAAAGTAATAAAGATCTCCAAAAACAGTTGACATGCCCGTTTTGTCACGGTATAATAGTAATAAGCATTATGCCCGTATGGCGGAATTGGCAGACGCAGCAGACTTAAAATTTGCCTCCAACCGTGGAGTGTCGGTTCAAATCCGACTATGGGTACTAGATAGGAAGTTCGTTGCTTAACTTGACAGAGCTAGGAGTAGAGGTCTTTATAAAAAGATCTAATTCAAAAAATATAAAATCTTTTTGGAATAACTATTCTTTGGTAATTTGGAAAAAAAATAATTCTGGTTTTACAAATAAAAAAGGTCTATTCAAAAATGAGTGGGGCATTGCAGAAGAATTTGCAATAAGCAACGACGGTTTATGGAAGCTTCCATTACAATATGTCAAAAATTTTAAATAGTCTTGGATTAGATAAAGACCTGCTTCAATGGCAGGACTTAGCTCTGTGCCTTGGGATGGAAACAAATCTGTTTTTTGATACATACGAAACAGATGTTAACGTAGCAAAAAGTATTGATCAGGCTTGCATGTCTTGCCCAGTAATAGCAATGTGCTATAAGTATGGCGTAGAGTCAGACAACTATGGAGTTTGGGGCGGAGTTTATCTTAGTTCTGGCAGTCCAGATAAATCAAAAAATGCACACAAGACAAAAGAGATAAACAAAAAGATAAAGGGATTACATGGCTAACTTTATAAATAAAGATAAAGATCACTTTAAGTATGGTATTAATGAATGGACTGGTGAGGCAAACAAACCAGTTTTTTATACAAAAGAAATGGCACAGAAAGTCAGAGAGCTCAAAAGCCCTGCACACGACTTACAGATGGATATTGTAAAGTATCCTGAATTTTTAGCAATAAGACTATATGAAAACAATTTTTCACAGTACGATGGAAGTATGAGAATGAGAGTTATAGATTATATCGAGATGGTTAAAAAGATCCTAGAATCATATGGGGTACGAGTCGAGTTGGAGGGAAAGCCAGGTGGAAGAACAAGGTAACGAGGCATCAATTGTATACATCATCCCAGAACAAAGATACGGAGTGATAGTTTCACATGGGGCCTACATGTCCTCTATAAAATATCACGACGGATTTGAAGAAGTTATTGAGCTTTTTGATTCAAACGATTTCATTGTTTCAAATGAAATTGGAATTACAAATACAGAGGAAAACTAATGGAAAAAATACTATGCTACTCATGCAATAAGAGTAAAGCTAACTTAAATTTAAAAAGATCTGCCTTGCTCCCAATTAATTTGCTTATGTGTGAAACATGCATAACAAGTAAGTTTGAGCCTAGATGGACAATAATTTTATCTGGCAGACAATACGGCCACGAGGTTGTTAAGGAATATATTGCTAAAAAGAAATATGTTGGAGAAGACATAAAAGCATCTGAATTATTAGTTTAAATACGGTATAATTATGTAATAATGTTAAATACAACCCAAATAATTATAACAATAATAGCCTCTATTTCAAGCGGATTAGTAGGTGTATTCTTTAATTACAGGCAGAGCAAGAAAAAAGAATTAGTTAGGTTGTCTGAAAAACAACACGATGGTCTTTTAATTGAACTTAAAGACCTTCAAATAAAGCTGTATAAATTAGAAAAAGATTTAGATGAATGGAAAGAAAAATACTATGAGGCTCTTCAAGAGCTTATTCATGTTAAGTCAGACCTAGAAGAGTCCTTACTTAAATTAGGCCATATGGACATGCATTTAGACCTGCATTTAGAAGACGAATAGACAAATAATTTTAAAAATAGTATACTGAAAATATGACTTGTATTGTTGCTATTGCCCAAAATGGAGTTGTGTACATGGGGTCCGACCATGCCGCTTCAGATGACAAGACTGGCTGGATCATATCTAGAAAAGAACCAAAGGTTTTTAAAAATGGTCAATACGGTATTGCATTCACAGACTCATTTAGAATGGGACAAATCCTACAATACATGTGGACTCCTCCAAAATATACACCAACTAAAACAAATTCTGGCTTAGACAAGTTTATGAGAACTAAGTTTGTTGATTCTATCAAGACTGCATTTAAAGATCATGGGTATGGAGTCATTGGCTCTTCATCAGAGGAAGACACTGGTGGTATTTTTATAGTTGGAGTATGCGGCAGACTCTTTACCATAGACGAAGACTTCCATGTTGGAGAAAACATAGTTAACTATATGGCAGAAGGAAGCGGTGGTCAGATAGCCCTTGGAGCCCTTCATGCAACAAAAAAGCAGCAAAACCCAAAGCTTAGATTAAAAGCAGCATTAGAGGCAGCAACTGAGTTTAACATGAGCGTGGCTGCCCCCTATACATATATCCAAGTTTAAGGTATAATTTGTATATGAAAATAGCATTGATAATATCTGTCTCTATTGCAGTAACACTGTCAATATTTTTCCTTACTATGTTTTTTAAAAGATTTAAGATTGGCTTTTACTATATAGATAAGTATGAAGAAGCAGTAAAAGAAATGTTAAACCTGATGGAAATTAATGATCCAAGATACATCCCACCAGTTGACTATGACAATGCTATAGATATGAGAGGTAGCCCTACCCATACATGCTTATGTGGGTCAGACGTATGGATTGTGAAAGTAGTTTTTAAAGACTATGAAATAGCTACATATTTCTTAGACATGGAATGCTTAGCCTGCGGTAGCCTTGCCACAGCGCCTACACCAATAGACAGGAGCAACATCGATGAGATATAAAAGAATTAAGCGTTTAGAAGCAAGGGTGGAAGAGCTCAGCGCTGTAACAGATTTACTTATTTTATTAGTAAATGAAATAATAGAAAAAGATAATAATAGAACAAACTTAGATTCTGGAAAGTGGTACAAGCCCACCCCTTGACAACCTTGGTATATTTAGTATACTTAGGATATGAAAAATAAACTAATCACGGCGGTACTTACTTTATCACTTCTATCACCTGTAGCAATTTCACAGGCATCTGATGCAAACGCACCAGTTCTAGCAATCCTAGACACAGCAATCGATACATCTGTTCCAAGTCTTCAAGGAAAGATTGTTGGAGAGGTTTGTATTCTTGAGTGGGCGTTATGTCCAAATGGAACTAACTTTCAAGAAGGATCTGGCTCTGCATCAATGCCAGCAGATCTAATTACAAAAAATGGTTTTGACCATGGAACATTTATGGCTACTACTGCAGTTTCATCTAACCCAAACATTAAAATACTTTTTATTAAGATCATTGCAAATACTTCTACAGGATTGCGAAAGCCAACTGGAGAATCAACAATTTCTGCAGCACTTGCATGGCTAAGAGACAATGCAACAAAATATAACGTAAAGGCTGTATCTCTTTCACAAGGAAGCAGCGGTTTGCTTGGTAAGGCTGGTACACAGTATTGTCCAATATTCCCAAGAACAATATCTGCAATTCAACAGTTAAACGCAATGTCTATTCCAGTTTTCTCTGCAGCAGGCAATTCACGTGATTACTCACGAATTGATTGGCCTTCATGTATTCCAGAAACAGTTGCAGTCGGAGCAGTAGATCAAATTGGAGAAATTGCGTCTTATAGCAATAACGACTCATCACTCCTAGATTTCTTTGCTCTAGGCAACATGCCTGCAGTAGGTCCAGGAAACATTTCTAAAAATATTGCTGGTACATCTTCTGCAACGCAGGTCGCAGCAGCAACATATTTAAAATTAATGACTGCATCTGGACAATCTGGAAATAAATTAATTGATAGTATGAAAGCTAATGCGGTAAATACTGTTGGTAGACAGGGCACATTTAAAAAACTGATTACACTTTCTAATGCAGTAAGTGCTACCCCTACAAATTCAGCAGCAGCGGATGCTGCAGCGAAGGCGCTGGCAGATGCAAAAGCAGCAGCGGATGCAAAAGCACTAGCAGATGCAAAGGCAGCAGCATTAAAGCTAGAGGTAAATGCGGGTATTGCAGCAGCAGAACAACAGTATGCAATTGATTTAAAAGCTGCTCAGGACAAGCTTGCAGCAACTAAAGCCGCATGGATGGCAAAACTTAATGGCTGAAATTACAGTTCTAGATGGAATTATAAAAGATCTTGGGCAGGAACTGTATCAGAAATGGTACAATGGTCTAGCACAAGAAGATAGAACACCAGAAGCATCTGAGGCAATGGCTAAAAATGCGGGTGAAACAACATTTTGGATAATCCAAAATTTTATGATTCGCTTCAATGAAGCAGCAGAGGCACTAAAGGATAAGTAATGATTGTAACTGACAGTAATTTCGATGAAGTTATTGGCTCTCATCATGTAGTCCTTGTAGATTTCTGGGCTGAATGGTGTAGTCCATGCAAAAGATTTTCTCCCATACTTGATGAAGTAGCATCAGAATATAATGTATGGATTGGAAAAATAGATGCAGATGAAAATACATTCAGTGCAGATAAATACAATGTTATTTCTTTACCTACAGTTATCGTTTTTAAAGACGGTAAAGAGGTAAAGAGAACTAAGGGAGCTATGCCAAAACATAAGTTCCTGGAAGAGATATCCGAATGGATCTAGGTTTTGATGAATGGATGAGCTTTGGATATGACAAAGGGTGGATATCAGATGTATTTTGCGATACACATGATGGTCCACCAATGTCAGATGAAGAAATGCAAGAGTGGGATGAAGGCGGAGATCCCTGCTCGTTTCATGTTAAGGTACATGAACTACACTAACTTTCTGTTTCATACAAGAGGCAGAGGAAATAAGGAGAATAAATTAAATGAACTCATTTAAGAAAATCGCACTAGCCATGGTTGCAGCCATGACTTTGGGCACAATGGTAGCAACACCTGCAAGTGCTGCTGTAATGACAGTCGCTGTATCGCTTGACACTGTAGCAAACACTACGGCATCAGCAATCGCAACGCCTGCCTCATTGCCAGTACCTGCAGACAACACAGTTGATGCTGCAGATGCACTAAAGTTTATTGCAACAGTTGATGTTGGAACAAACGTTTCAGTAGTAGCAACAAACGCAACAATCGTTTCTGCTCTACACACTACAGCCGCACCAATTGGAGCAGCGTCAGGATCATCATCTTTGACAGTTGCAACTGGTACAGGCACAACAGCAACATTTTATGTCTATACAAAGACAACAGCAATTGGTACAGTTGTAATCACCAATGGCGGAACAACACTTACATACTACGTACAGGGAACTGCTGGTAAGATTAATACTCTTACGGTATCAGCTCCTACTGCTGGTGCTGCTGGCACAAAGCAGGATATTTCAGTAACTGCAACTGATACATTTGGAAACAAGGTATCTGCCAAGTCAATTACTGCAACCGTATTTGCTTCAACAGCAGTTATGGATACAGCAACAGTAACAACTGGTGCTACACTTTCAGATTTTGGAGTTGCAAAGTTTACTGCAACACTTCCAGCAACTGGAACACGCTCACTAATTACATTCAGCCCAACAACATCATCAGATGCAACAACTGCAGATGTAGTTGGATTACCTGCTCGTGCACTAGCACCTTTTGCAGAGATTACAGTTCGTGATCTTGTATCAGAACTTGCAGCACAAACTGCTGCTAAGGATGCAGCACTTGCTGCTAAAGCAATTTCAGATGCTGCAGTTGTAAAGGCTGCTTCAGATGCTGTTGCTGCCAAGGCTGCTTCAGACGCTGCTCTTGCAGCAGAGAAGGCTGCTTCTGCAACTGCTCTTGCAGCAGAGAAGGCTGCTTCTGCTAAGGCTCTTGCTGATGCAAAAGCTGCTTCAGATGCAGTAGTCCTTGCTAAGGATACAGCTATTGCTAAGCTAACAGCAGATAATGCTAAGGCACTTGCTTCTTTAAAGAAGTCATTCAATGCACTAGCCACAAAGTGGAATGCAAAGAACCCAAAGGCTAAGGTTATCTTAGTTAAGTAAATAACTTAAATAAAAGGGGCAAGACAAAAGTCTTGCCCCTTTTACATATAAATGATAGAATGGATATATGAGATTTCATTGGTTTGATCGTGGTCTAGATGCTAGCATTAAGCATCTTGAAACTATTTCTAATATAGTTGATGACGTAGGATATGAATCTATGTTACTTGTTTATCATTCAAAGATAGATGATAATTGGGTAAAAGCAGCAAGAGCTCTGGACCTTAATCATAAATTTAAGTACATGCCAGCAATTAGAACGTATGCAATTAGTCCAGAATACTGTGCAATGATATGCAGAGCTTTTCATACAATATCTCCTAATAGGATTATGCTAAATATTGTATCTGGAGATTTGCAGGAGGACGAAACATCCGTAGAAGATATGATTTGGTTTGGGGAAGATTTAGACACACAAGAAAAAAGGTTAAAATACACAGATGATTGGCTAGCAAAGTTTCTTGAATTATCAAATAACACTGTATCTGAAATAGTTATGGGTGGTCATTCAAGCCAAACTAGGCTTTTGGCTAGAAAATATAATGCCACTCACCTTGGAATGCTTGGCCTTCATAGGCAATTATATGACAATCCTGAGTTTGTAAAGAATGAAAAGCAAATGCTATCAGTTTGCGTGATTATAAATGATTCAGAGGCAGAGTTAGAAGAAATGCTATCTAAAAAGCCAGGATCAAGCGAATGGACAGTATGCGGTAATGCAGATAGCGTTAAAATTCAATTAAACAGCTTAAAGGATTTAGGAGTAACTGATTTATTAATTAGTAATCACTCACAAGATAAAAATAAGGGAGCAGTACACAACTTGATAAAAGAAATGATTGGGGAACACAATGGAATCTAATAAAAAAAGCATGTATAAGTCTTTTACCTGGCCAGCAGTACACATTGGCTTTGTTGGAACAATGGTATATTTTTTTGAAAAAGCAATTACTGGCGAAGCCCACTGGGAATACGCTGGCACATTTGCTATAATCTATACAGCATGCGAGATGCTCGGATACTTTTTGCACGAAAGAGTATGGGCTAAATATGGAAGCAGGGTTAAATAATGGGAAAACATAATGATAAAATTAAGAAAGCTTTAGAGCAAAGAATAGCTGCCACGCCAAATGGTGCTGGATACAAGAAGCCTGGTTCAATGAATAAAAAGAAAACTGGCTACAGGGGACAAAGGGCAAAGGGATCTAAGTAGCCTTTGTTGGTTGATAATGCTATAATAGTTAACTAGACGGCATTCTAGACCCGTCTAAATTAAAAACCTATAGGAGAAATAAAATGTCAGATGGATTGAATTTAACAGGATTTAACGAGACAGGCGAGCAATCAGGCTCAAATAACTTGGATCTAAACCCAACAGGACAGGCACCAGCAGCAGCTTTTCCAGCAACAGACAAGTCTACACAAGATGGCGCTGGAGTAGGAAACAACGGTAAGTAATAATGGGCCTCTTTGATAAAGAAGAAGTAGTTGCACCGACAATGGAAGCAGCAGTAGCAGAAGCAGTTAAGCCTGTAGAGGCTGTAGTGCCAGCAGCGCCAGTTAATTCTGGTTCAGCATGCACTAGAGACACAAGAGGCGAAGCCCCTTGTGCAGTAAAGAATTGTGAGAACTGCAACTAATGTGTTACGAATGCGGATGCGAAACAGTAGGAAGCGCTAAGGGCGTAACCCCAGTTACAATCACAGATGCTTCAAGAGACGGTGACTCAGGTTTAACACAATGAGTAATTTTCAAAAAGAAGATGGCACAGGAACAACTCCACCACCAAATGGTGCAGCTGCAGGTGCCGTTACAAGCCGTGAAGCAACACGTAAGGCTCCACGACAAGGATTAAAGATAGATACCAATAAGCATGGAATTCGACGTGAGATAAGTACATCTCCAAGACCTCCTAAAAAAACTGGTAGAAAAAAAATATAATGTGCAGAAGTTGTGGTGCATGCTCTAAAGAGCATGCACCTACAATTGATGATGCAGTAGACAAAATATTAGATTTATCGGTTATTTAATTTTAATAAGGCCTGGAGTTATGGAAAAATTTAGAAAGCTTTTAGACAATGCGTACACATTTTTGCCTAAAATGTATCAAGGTACACAAGTTCCAGAGTATGATAAAGCTGTAGATCTAACCGTTCATACAAAAGCTCCTGGCAAATGGCTACTAATTGATTTAGAGACTGGGCAGGAATACATAGGAAGCAAAGATCCTAATAAGTATGGTAAGTGGATGAGACTAAAGGACAAAGAGTGAATAGCAATAGACTTTATTTTTTGCACGTGCCCAAAACGGCTGGTAAAGGATTGTCTTCTGAATTAAAATCAGAGCTTAATAAAAATAATATTTCAAGTTATACTACCACACAATATCCTAATGACTATCCTATATCTAACGAAGTATACATAGCTGGACACCTTGGCACTTACCCAATAGAAAAGTTTCCAGGAATATCTGTTTCTTGCTTAGTAAGAAACCCAATAGAGGCTAGAGTATCTTATTTTAATTTTATACATGGAAGAAATGATCTTGATACACCAAGATACCGATCAATAGACAACTATTTTGATAAGCTCAAGTACTACTTGTTTAAAGATGAGGGATTTTTTGATCATAACAACTACCAGTCTAGACATATATGCAATCCAACAGATGAAGTAGTATTTCAAAATGTTGTAGAGTTTGAAAAAAATTTAGATGATATATATAAGAAGCATAATTTTGAGCTAGGAAATGCATTCAACTGGTTTATTAAAAATGATAAGACGTCTTTTGAAAATGCAAAAAACAGAATAGAGTCATTTAGTATTGTAAATACAGTAGACGATATAGGCTCACATTATGTTGCTATATCCAAATGGTTTAAAGATAATCACGGTATTGACATAAGTTTAAACTCAAAAAAGATTTCCAACTCATCGAGCACACTGTATAAGGGCAAAATATATACTACAAAAGATCTTGTTGAAATGTTGACAGATAATGATAAAGAAAAGATACTAGAAAATAATGAAATAGACTACAAGGTTTATTCTATGGTAAGAGAAAGAGAAATAAATGAAAAATAAAGTTGAGCGTGATTTTAATTTTTCTTATTTTAAATCTTTTAATATAGAAGATATAAAAACCAGGGTTGAAAAATTTTCTCAAGAGTGGGAGATAGATACGTCTAGACAAAGTACTGTGTACGAAGGCAGGCCTAATCCACACGTAAATACAAATACATATATTATTCAAAACTCCTCCCTGTATTGGGAAAAAGGAACTTCATTTTCAAAAGAAACTTTAGATAAAGATATGTATGATCTTGTATATCCAATTGTAAAAGAATTAGAGGACAGGATGGTGGGCCAATCTGCCAGGATACTTTTAATAAAACTAAATGCTAACAGCAAAGTTTTTGTGCATAAGGATAGTGGAGATTATTTATCTTCAGTAAGAAGATTTCACATACCATTAATAACAAATGATAAGGTATCTTACACTGTAGGCGGTGAAGAAATACATATGGAGGAAGGTAAGTGTTATGAAATAAATAACCTTAAGCTTCATAGTGTAGACAACAATAGCGAATATGATAGAGTTCATATATTAATAGACATTATGCCAGAATGTGAAACAAAGATAATTGGCGATAAAGAAAAAGATTTAAAGGTTTATGTCATAAAAGATTTTATTACACAGGAAGATGCCGATATACTAATAGATTACATACAAAAAAACTATTTAAATGATGAAAAATTTTATACCCCAGAAAAGGCTAAGATAAATAATAGATTTAGGTATGAATCCCATGTGCCAGAAATCCATTCTTTTGCTAATCATACAGAGATAATAGATTTATTAACAAAGTATTCTGACAAGTTTTTATTAGAGTGTATCAATCTGTTTAAGGATAAAGATCTGTTCTTAACAGCACAGTGGTTAACCATGCTTGGAGAGGGTACTAGGCTGCCAGCACACGTAGATAATCATATTGACGCAGAACATTTATTTAGAAGCGGAGTTATATATTTAAATAATGATTTTGATGGAGGGTTCTTGAAGTTTTTAGATTTAGATATAACAATAGACCCAGAAAAGCTTAGTATTGTTATTTTTGAATCCACAAAGTTGCATGAAATAACAGAGATTATAAATGGTACAAGAATAGCAATGCCTATATGGGCAACAAATATAAAAGAAAGAGGAATAAACAATGGATAAATTAAAGGTAGTTGAAGATTTTATAAGCAAAGAAGATGCTGATTTTTTTATAGACTGGATAGATAAAAATTATTCAGACACATCTATGTTTAGACATAGAATTGGAGTTGCATTTAACAAAGGCTTAGCAGTCAGAGCAGTTTTCCCAGATGAAAAGCCAGCCACAATGTTTAAAGAAATAGAAGAAATTTGTTTAAAATATTCAGATAAATTTATGAAAGCACAGGAAGAGCTACTGCCTTCAGAAGATCCTCAATATTTTTATGGGTTTTCATTAACAAAGCTTAGCGAAGATATACAGCTAAGAGTACACCAGGATGTTCATGGAGAATTTTCTTCTTTATCTTATAGTGGGGTTTTATACCTAAATGATAATTATGAGGGGGGAGAAGCAACATTCCTAGAAGAGTTTACTCCTGAATCATTTTTCCCATTGTATGAAGACTCTATGGGAGGGCTTTGCTTTAAGCCCAAAGCAAGAGAACTGTCTTTGTTCCCAGCCGATTTATGGCACGGGGGCAAAAAAATTACATCTGGCAATAAATATGCAATAATTTTTTGGGCAACTTCAGATGAGACAAGAGCTTTTGAAGGCTTTGATTCTGATCGTGTTTTAAACTTAATTAATTATAAGCCAATAGGTTAATATCTATTGACTATTTTTATGTAAAATACTATAATTGAGTTTGTAGTGTCCCATAGCTCAGTTGGTAGAGCGTCGAACTGTTAATTCGAATGTCCCTGGATCGAGGCCAGGTGGGACAGCGTTCCTATAGCTCAGCTGGTAGAGCAGCAGACTTTTAATCTGCGGGTCGATGGTTCGAGCCCATCTGGGGACACACGTGTAAGATAAACTATATAGGAGAAAAATGAAAACAGTAGGAGATAAGTTAGGAACGTTTGCAGTTACTGGTGTAAAGCCAGGAGCCCTAAGCTATGAAGATAGCTCTTTTGAAGTATTAAATCAAGACTCTTTCCCTGGAAAGTGGAAGATTATTGCTTTTTATCCAAAGGATTTTACATTTGTATGCCCAACAGAAATTGTTGCATATGATGCATTAGTAAATGATTTTAATGATAGAGATGCCATTCTTATGACTGGTTCGGTTGATAATGAATTTTGTAAGATTGCATGGCGTAACGCACATGAAGATCTAAAGAAAACTAATTCATGGTCATTTGCAGACACTGGTCATCAGCTTGCTAACGATCTTGGTGTACATCACCCATCTGGAGTTACATATCGTGCAACATTTATTATTGATCCAGAAAATACAATTCAGCATGTAACTGTAAACAATTTAGATGTAGGTAGAAACCCAGACGAAACTCTTCGTGTACTAGATGCATTACAAACTGGTGAGCTATGTGCATGTAACAGATCTTTAGGTGGAGAAACTCTATAATGACATGGGTAGACCAGCTTAAGGATTCTCTTCCAGAATATGCTAAAGACATCAAATTAAATCTTGATGCTGTAATCAATAGATCATCTATTGATGTAGAGCATGCTACGTATATTTCAATAGCAGCAGCATTTGCAACAGGCAATGGCAAGCTGCTTGCCTTTATTACTGCTAATGCAAATGATGAAGTTGAAAAAAATGCTGCCCTTACTGCTGGTGCTATCATGGCACAGAATAACGTTTGGTATCCATTTATTGAAATGGCTGATGACGTAAACTTAAAGGGGCTACCAGCTCAGCTAAGAATGAATGCTATTACTTCTCACGGTGGCACAACCAAAGGTAAGTTTGAAGCTTATTCATTAGCATCGTCTATTGTTGGTAAATGTCATTTTTGTGTTAAAGCACATTATGAAACATTAAAGCAAGAAGGATACACGGTAGAACAACTACGTGACATAGGAAGAATTGCAGCAACAATTAATGCATTAGCAAAGATACTCTCAGCGTGATAAAAAGGCCAGCCTGGATATTTGACGTAGATGGGACCTTAGTTGATGTGGATCCAATACTTCACCACATACTAAATCAAGATAGGTCTAGCGAATCATTTAAGAAAAATTATGATGCTTTTCATAAGGCTTCTATAAGCTGTGATCCACATAAAGATGTAGTTGATATGGTCTGGCAGGTATGTAATGATTTAGATATTATTATAGTTACTGCTAGAAAAGAAAAGTATAGGGCTCTAACTTCTAGATGGCTAAAGAATAACGATGTCCCACATGATGCCTTATTTATGAGACAAGATGATGATCATAGAGAAGACTATGAAGTCAAAAAAGATATTCTTGAGCACATCGAAGTGTATTGGGATGTAAAGCATGCGGTAGATGACAATCCAAGCATTATTAGACTTTGGGAAGAAAATGGGATTACAACTACTAAAATAGGAACATGGGACGGGGTTAAAAGATGATAATTGGTCTATCTGGATATGCTAGATCTGGTAAAGATACAGCTGCAGACAGGTTGGTAGAGCAACACATGTTTACGCGGTACTCCTTTGCTGCACCAATGAAAGAAGCAATGTACAAGCTTAATCCCATAGTTCATTCAGACAGTATAGGTAATTTTAGATATAAAGATTTAGTAGATACCTGTGGTCTAGATGTTGCTAAAGAAAATACTCCAGAAATACGCAGGCTCCTACAAGTATTTGGGACAGAAGTTGGAAGAGATATGTTTGGTATTAACTTTTGGGTTGACCTTGCCTTGAATAGTATTAAAGAAGACAATGCAGTTATAAGTGATGTAAGGTTTAAAAATGAAGCAGACGCAATAAAATCAATTGGTGGGCAAGTCTGGAGAATAAATAGGAATGGCGTAGGCCCAGTAACTAACCATTCTTCTGAATTAGATCTAGATAACTACAACTTTGACTACATAATTGATAATGATTACAGTGTGGTAGACTTAAATAATATAGTGGATATGCTATGGGAGAAAAAGAATGTTTAATTCATTGATTTGTAAGATTAAAAGTCATATGCTTGAAAAGGCAGGCTCATGCCCATTTACTGGTAAAACTTATAATGTATGTACAAGGTGCAATAAAATGGTTGAGGTAACAAATGAATAAGGCAATCAATAAAAAAAATGGAATATGGGAATGGCATAATGTTTTGGATAACCCCAATGAACTAATTGATGGTATTCAAGATGACAAATGGGAGTATTATACCAATAAGGGTGGCGGGGAAACAATAATTGGAAGATCTGTATTTTTACGCAAAGGAGAAGATTTGCATTCAAAAGCGATAAAAGTATTTTTTGACTGTGTGGCAGAATATTCTTCATGCAACGGATTAAATTTTAATGATGAGAATGTAGGACAAGATTGGCTTTTGATTAGAGAGTACAATACTGGATCTAAAATGTCAGCACATAGCGATGCATATAGCTATGTAAAAAAAGATGGCAACCCTGTAAAGCCATCTTTAACCGCTATACTATATATAAATGATGATTATACTGGAGGAGAAATTGATTTTATTCATGATGATTTATGCATAAAGCCAAAAGCTGGTTCAATGGTAGTTTTCCCAAGTGACAAACAGCACGAGGTGTTAGAAATATTAAGTGGAAATAGATACATGACTCAAACTTATATATATGAGCACCCAACTTCTTTTTATGACAAAAACTGATATAATGTATACATGATAGATAACATACCACCTTGCTTTTATTGTCCACTAGAAAGTAAGTACTCAGAGCCAGAGCTACTTACTGGTATTGTAATAGATGTGTGTGAAAAACATTTTCATTTAAAGTACATGGGATAAATTTTGGCATACAGCAGGTTTTTTGACAGCGATATATACATATATCCACATGTCGAAGGGTATATTTATTGTGCAGCCTGCCTACTTTCAGAAGAGTCTGAAACAATTAAGGACGACGAACACCTATTTGTTCACCTTCATGAACATCTTAAGGCGGGTCATGATGTACCAGAGATGCTCTACTATGAAATCATAATGGATGAAGATAGATATACCCCGTTGACAGATTGAACAATAAATAGTATTATATAGATATAAGGCAATTTTGCCATGAAAAAGGAGATTATTATGTCAGTTTATGATTACAGTTTTACAGATAACAATGGCAATATTGTTGAGCTGTCAAAATTTAAAGAGAATACTTTATTATTGGTAAACGTTGCAAGCAATTGCGGATTTACTGTTCAGTACGAAGGACTTCAGGCTCTTAGCAAAAAGCATGAGAATAGAGGGCTTGTAGTGATTGGATTCCCATGCAATCAATTTAATGAACAAGAGCCTGGCACTGATGAAGATATTAAAGATTTTTGCCAAACAAGGTATGGAGTAGACTTCTTAATCTCTACAAAGATTAATGTTAATGGTGAAGATGCACATCCGCTATTTAAATATTTAGTTTCTAAAGCAGAGTTTGATGAAGTTCCATGGAATTTTACTAAATTCATTGTTAATGATGCTGAATTTACAGCAATTTCTCCACATGTTACTCCAGAAGAAATGGAAAACGTAATAGAGTTAGCCTTACAGAAGAATTAAATTGTCTAAAAATGTTATTGGATATGAAGCTTTTAGTAACAACCCCCTCTTGCCAGCTAAAAGCTTTATTCCCGAATGGTACAAGGGCAGCACATCTAAAACTTTAAAAAAATGTGTTCCATTTTTGGATGCCTTTATGTCTGGATATATTATAACTTTGCCAAATGATCTGTATGTTAGCTATGACAATAAAACTCCAGAAATAAAGTTAGAGGATGGCACAATATATAAAGGCTCATATAGAGACGCCCAAAGTGTAAACACAATCCCATTCAATCACTATGATATAGAGTTTGCATGGGATCTTTGTATTGCTATCCATATACCAGCTGGAGCAAGCCTAGTACTTACTCATCCCTTTAACAGATATGATTTGCCATTTACTACTTTAAGTGGAATAATAGATGGAGACTTTACAATAGTCCCACATGGTGCAATACCATTTTATATCCAAAAGGGGTTTGAAGGGTTAATAAAGGCTGGTACTCCAGTAGCTCAACTAATTCCTTTTAATCGTGATTCATGGAAAGCAGAAGTAGAGGCAGGACTTTTTGAAAATTCAAAAAAGAATCGCAGATCAATGCCAAGTGACTGGTACAAAAAAAGCTCGTGGAAAAGGAAAAGCTATGATTAGAAAGAAGAAAGGTATAACTAAATGAATCCGATAAAGATGTCAGATGAGGTTTGGTATTTTGAAGACGCTCTAGAAAATCCTGACGAATTATTACAATACCCTACTAATTGGGAAAAGACACCAAATCATGACGACATGGTAACCGCTAGAATTAACACCAAGGAATACCTTGATGTTACAGATGATGCAATATTTAAGTGTTTAGATGTGTGGTACAAGAATCATTTGCATTTGAATGCAGTAAAATATAAGTTAGCAAAGTCGACCTTTATACACAGCAGGGGCCCAGGCCCAGGCTACGGCCCACATACAGACTTTATGGCACTTCCAGATGGAACTTATGAGCAGGTTAGCGCCACGATACTTGCGTACCTTCATGACCCAGAAGAATTTGAAGGCGGAGAAATATTTTTCCCAGACTATGATGTTACACTTAGACCCAAAAAAGGAAGCGTAATAATATTTGGAAACAAAGTAAGACATGCAGTAACTGATGTTATATCTGGAAGACGATCTATTGCAAGCGTATTCTTAGTTAAAGAGAAATATTTTTATAAAGAAATGTTTGCTGTTGATCCAAATAATCCAACTCCAGAAGAGCTAAGAAGATTTGAATTATTAGTGCCACAATACGAAATGAAAAATGGAAACTCAGACGTATCTAAATTTGCTAATGATCTAGGATAAAAAATGATTAATTGGTTAGTCAATAGGATATTCAGGTGGGACACACTGAGGCATGCAGTATTTGATGAAGTAATGCTATATCAATCCGTAGATAGATCACTATGGGAACATTCAAAATATGGCCCAATGAATCTTACCTGGTCAGAGGGAGACACTTGGTATGGCTGGACCTATAATGAATCTAATAAAAGATATTATTTTGATGATATTGGCAATACATCACTTATGGGTTTATGGGAAGATCAATGGATGAGGGAAGCCGAAGGCCTAGACGATACTAGGGTATAATAGTTATCTAAGAGAAAGAAATACTATGACCGTTTCAATGTGCGATAAATGCTCGATCAAGACTAACAAGGAAGCTTGGGCTAAGTATCCAGAAATGCTTGATTTATGTAAGATGTGTGAGTCATTCCAGATGGCTATAAACAACACTATAGATGAGCAGGCGGAAAAGCTAGGAATAGTAACCAGCGTAACAAAGAGAATGAGGAAGAAAAACAATGGGCATACTAGATAACCTTGAGGCATACATAGACTTAGATCTATTAGGCAATCTTGATATGAGAGAAGATATAGATATATTTGAGACCCAGAAGGATTTTGAGTAATGTATTGGTCATATATCCTAGCAGTCATTGGAGTCACAGGCATATTCTTTGTTGGTCGAAAGACAATATGGGGATGGCATATCCTATTGGTTAATGAGGCTTTGTGGATTACGTATGCAATTATAACAAAACAATATGGGTTTATATTATCAGCAATAGCATATGCAGCAGTTTATGTTAGGTCTTACATACATTGGTCTAAGGAGCCAGTAAATGAGATCCACCTTGGATAAGTTTAAGATTGTAGAGACATTCAATTCTTCTGTAATGCATATTTCAAACTGTTTAGAAGATCCAGAAAAAATTGTATCTGGGCTAGAATTTAAAACTTGGAAAGAGATGCTTAACAAAGATGGCGTAACTGGACATTTTTGTTTTTTTAAAGAGCCAGACGTAGAGTATACTCAAATACTTGATGCCATGCTTCAGGCAGCAAAAATATTTTTATTGAATACTGGCAGGGATATTGCAGATTACGAAAAAAGGTATGATTCTCACAGAGTAGTTAAGTGGGAACAAAAAGGTAGGTATTTAGTTCAACATGTGGACAGATGGTCAACTGGAGGAGATCAAATAACTCCAGACATAAGCCTAAGCATGTATTTAACTGATGACTATGAAGGCGGCGGCTTGAACTTTAGCTTGCTTGATAAAACAATTAGACCATTAGCTGGAGACATTGTGGCATTTGACCATCACCAGCTGCATGGTACTGAGCCTTATTTAGGCGGAAGAAGAATTACAATACAGTTTTATTTATTTAAGAAAGAAAAGGGAGAGACTAATGACAAAGAAGAAGATAAAGCTTCCGCTTAAATGGTGGAAGAATCCAATTACATACGTAAAGTTTCATAGATCAATGAAGAAGCTAAAAAAGGCTCTATAAGCCTTTTCAGGTTCCTATAATGGTCGTAGAGCGGTTTCCGAAACCGACAATGAAGGTCCGATTCCTTCACCTGAAGCATGAGTAAGCACTGGGAGGATAAGTCCCAATGGATCACACACTGTCCCATATGCTTTTGTGCGGTCACACACCAGCTATATGACTTTCATATGCAATATCATGAAAACCAGGCGGGCAAAGAGGCTATTGACTAGCCCACCAACATATAGTACAATAAATATATGAAATCATCTAGAGACAAGTCAATGCTTAATACATCAAAGGCGAAGCCTTCTGGCGTTGATCTTCCTAAAGAAGCTATGGATATACTAAAAAGATTGCAGGCTGCAAAGGTTTACGGCAGTAAAAGAAAGTACAACAAAGTATTACAAGATCTTGCAGATTCATATCCTGAGATGGCATCAGATATATTTAAGCTAAAGGTATGGGAGTAAAATGAGCCTAGATGAGATTACACTAAGAGAAGAGATTGCAAGGGCTATAGAGGCCATAGAGATCGAAGAGTCAGTAACCAATGCCATAGGCATGCGTATGCTGGCTGCTAAGATAGCTAGAAATAACTAATATAGCCTATATAGGCCCCATTTAGTGAAGCGAAAAAGTGAAGCGGAAAATGAGAGAGGGTTTAGTCAACTACGTTGACATAAATGCTATAATACTATAATGGATAAACTTAACTCATCATATGGCAAGTACATGAAAAAGGTAATGATAGCAGACTTGATCAAAGAGTCTGAGATTCCAGTACCTGGAGATCCAGAGGATGCTGGGATAGAGAACGTAATAGACCTATCTCCTATTGGTATAGCCACATACGAGCATAACCCTGAACATGACGTTTACATCGTCACACTTAAGCTCGAAAAGGGCGGGGAATCAATACAATACGTATTAGACCCCCAAGGACTAAAGGATCTAATAGAGTTAGGCAAGAAGTATTTCTATCAAGAGATGGAATCTAATACCTTTGATATGAGATCAATACTCTAATAGGCACAGTATAGACCAAGGATAAGCTGTAGAAAATTACAGCAAATGGTCTCTAACTCCTATATCCCCCTCCCGTTTTCCTTGTCTCATATAGCCCTTAGAAGGCTTATATAGTGGAGTAAAGTGGAGCATAGTGGAGAATATATACTATAGATTCTATATCATATACTATAGTTATATCTATTTAAACAATACTATGTAATTGAGCATATCATAATCATAACCGTAATGTCAATAGGGGCATATGG